AGCTTCCCGCCGAGGGCCCCTCCTGCCCCGCCCACTGTTCCGGCCGTCACGAACACGATGCGTGGCTCACGTGCCGGAAATGCGGCGGCCGGGCGTACCGTGTGATCCTTCACGAATTCTCACACGAGCCGGGTCATTACTTCACGGGGCTGGAGCCGGTCAACGGCGCGCCGCCGTTCATTCCCGCACGAACGCCGGTCTGTTGCGGGGAGATGATGGCGAGAACATTTCGGTGAGCGTTCCCTGTGACGGTTGCCGACTCTCCGTCGAAGCGGACGCGATCAAGCTGGTTGCCGCCGACAGCAATCAGGCGCGCTACTGTGATGCCTGTCATGAAGTCTACCGGCAATTCCTCGCTGCCTGTCTGGTGATCGAGGAGAAATTCAACCGGCTACTTGATCAGGAGATTGTGATGCTCCGTGAACGGGTCCCACTGTTCCTCGCCCCGCAAGACTTGCCGCGCCGGTCGCGGGCGCTGGAAGGAATTGTCCTTGGCTGACCTCACAATATCTGATCCGCTAAATCTCGTTTCGCCCGAGTCGGCGAAAGATATCACCCCGGCGCTCCGCAAGCGCCGCATGACGATCGACGCCGCTGATGTCGTGCAGGGTGTCATCAAACGGGTTGATGACACGATAGGCGAGCGGACGATGTGGCTCAACAAGCGGATGGAGCGGTACGCGAAGTTCCGCGGCTGGACCCAGCGGGAATCGCCGCCGTGGGAGGGGTCTTCAAATCACCACTATCCCGCCATGATGGCCAACGAGCTCCGCGTCGAGGCCGGCCTCTTCAACGCCGTCACGGGCATCAGGCCCATGATGGAGCCGAAGGTGCGCCGCGATCTCCGGGAGGCGGCGGAAACCGCCAACGGGTTGATTGACCATCAGTTGTTTGTCGAAGGGGATGGCGAGCAATTCGTGCAGAAATACATCGCGCAGTTCTGCAAAGACCCCTGTGTGTTCAGCTTTCAGCCGTGGGTCAAGTATTCATCCCGCCTGACGGACGTGCGAGTGCTCCAGCAAGACGACCGTCCGCTCATCGAGTTCATGGCCGAGCAGATTCAGGCGCTGTTTCCCCAGGTGACTGAACTTATCGCCAAGAACGAGACGGGGACGCACTGGACGGGGACGTTCCTCAATGAGGAAGGGCAGACGACGGACGTCGACTTCACCGTGTGGGACAAGGACGAGGCTCGGCTGGAGTTGATGGCCGTCTGGGACGCTGTCGTGTTCGACGGTCCCGTGGCGATCGTGGACGATCTCGAGGACGTGGTCGTTCCTGTGCGTTGCGAGAATCCGCAGCCGGTGAGCCCGCAAAACCCGAAGGGCGCGCCGTGGATCGCCCGCATGAGCCGGATTACCCTCGACGAGCTGCGCAGAGGCGAGAAGGACGGCATCTATGACCTGATCTCTCCCAAGGACTGGAAGAAGCTCGACACCGCGGCCGGGGGCCGGGTGCCGACCGATGGGGGAGACACCGACGACGCCCCGAAGCAGCAGAAGGACGACGCGGCTGGGATCAGCCCCGGCGGCCCCCACGACTACGATCGGCAATGGTTGACCCTGATTCAGTGGTTCGGGGGCTGGGACGTCGATGACGACGCGTTGCAGGAAGAAGTCATCTTCTGGGTTATCAAGGAAGCGGAAGTCCTGATTCGGGCCAAGCACCTGACGGAGCTATACCCCGGAATGCCCCCCAAGCGTCCCTTGTCGCACACGTGCTATATCCCCGTAGAAGGGCAAATCTACGGCATCTCGCTGCTCGAAGTAATGGAAGGATTGCATGACTTCTTGCACGTGATGCTGAACCAGATGACGGACAACGGCGATCTGGCCAACCGTCCTTTCGGGTTCTACCGGGCCTCCAGCGGGATGAAGCCGGAAACGATCCATCTCTGGCCGGGGGATCTCTATCCGATCGATAACCCGATGCAGGACGTCCACTTCCCGACCCTGCCCCACGCCGATCAGACGTTCGGCTTCAACATGGTCGGTCTCGCCAAGCAGTTCATGGACGACGTGACTCAGATCGGGCCGATCCAGCGGGGCCAGGTGCCCGAAGGTAAAGCTTCGGCGCTCAGGACGCTCGGGACGACGATGGCCATTCTTCAACAGGGCGCCGCGATGCCGGAACAGGTTTTGCGTCGTCTGTTCATGGGCCTCCGGCAGGTCTGGGAACAGTTCCATCTCTTGAACGGACGCTTTTTGAAAAAGCGCAAGCAGTACCTTGCGGCCGGGCAACTGGAAGAGCACGAGGACCCCTACAGGGAGATCAAGGACCCGCTCGACATCGCCGTCCCGATCGCGTGGGACTGGCAGCCGACCCTGCTCAACACGAACAAGGGGCTGGTGCAGCAGGCGTTGCAGGCGATCGGCATGGCGGTATTCAACCCGCTGTCCTTCCAGGTCGGGACGGTTGGTCCTGAGCAGTATTACAACTGGCAGTCGGATCTGATCAAGTCGGCGACGCTCGACCCGACCCGATACATCAAGAAGCCTCTCGGGGTGACCTCCGGTCCGAAGATCACGGCCGAGGAAGCCGTCCTAGCCATCATGGAGAACCAGGTCCCGAACGGGATGCCGCTGGAAGACCCACGGGAGCATTTGGCGAACCTTCAGAAGTTCATGGCGTCCGACAACTTCGGCTTTCTGACCGCGCTGCAGGCCGGGCTCTTCCGGGCCTATCTCCAGCGGGTAGCTCAGTTCATCCAGCAGCAGATGCAGGCCCAGCAGCTTGCCGCGGCGGCGGGCGAGTTCTCCAACACCCTCGGGAATTCCGGGGAAGGTCAAGGGAGTCAGCCGTCGGCCGGCGAACTTCCCGGAATGCAGACTGAGGCGCCGTCTCAAGACGAGTTAGCCGGTGCTACTCAGAACCAATAAGGCGTGTCCCCGAGGCCGCCTAAGTGAGGTCGCTTGACCCTCGTCTGGCTCCTCGCCATGGTCTTTTTGCCAATCACCGCCTACGGGCTGGCGTGGTGGTTTCGAGGGTACGGATTCTCGACCCGGGACGTGCCCTCCGACCTCTACCGGATGATGACCGGCACCCTCTTCGCCGGCTGGGTTGACCCGGGCCTCGGCGTCCTCGCGGCGTCAGGATGCGTCTGGTGGTGGGTCAAGGGCTGGCCCCGCATCTCCGGAGGGCTCCTCTGGCCGTTCGTGGCGATGGGCGTCTTCCTTGGCGTGCAAGCCCCCCAGTGGGCGCTCGACGTCTGGCTGACAGGCCTGCTCGTCTTCGGAGTCGCCCAGACCGGCGTCGGCATCGCGCAGTACTTCAAGGTGCCGGTATTCATCGATGGCACGAACATTCATGGCACCTTCGGACACCGGACCGGGCTCGGCATTTATCTGGCCCTGCTGATCCCGCTCGGATTCTTGACCGATTACGGGATCTGGCTGGCTGGCTTCTACTCGATCGGGATCTTCCTCAGCCGATCCAGCGTAGCCACGATGGCGGCCGGCGCCGGCGTCCTCTGGGTCATCCCCGGGATGTGGCTCTGGATGTTGCCCGCCGTCCTTGGATCTCTAGGGTATCGGATGCTCAAGATTGGCAACCAACCCGGGGGCTGGAAGTTCCGCCACCTTGGAGACTCCGTGTTCGCTCGCAGACGCATTTGGGAAGTGACGGCGAGGAAGAGCGTCCAGTCGTGGCGTCAGGTCCTCCACGGAGCCGGTCACGGGGCGTTCCAACAGCAGGCCCGGACGTGGGTTCGTTCTGAGGGAGTTCAGACCGGGGAGATCTACAACGAGGCCCACAACGACTACCTTGAAGCCTTCTACGAGAACGGGCTCGTGATCGTGCTCGTCCTCAGCTGGTGGCTCTACCGCTACGGGGGGACGCTCGCGTCGGCCGACCCCGTGACCGGGTCGGTGGTCGCCCTGGGAGTGTCCTGTCTTGCCAACTTTCCGACACGGGTGGCGAGCTTGGCGACGGTAGTGCTCATGGTCGGGGTACTGCTGATGAGGAGGGTCGCGTGACCATCACGAGCGCAGACTGGCAGAAGTACACGAACGAGAACCTCCGAGGACCCCGCCCGGTTGTCACCAACGAGCAGAAAGCGGCGGCGACCCGGGCCGAACAAGCCTTGAATCATCCCGGATTCGCAATCCTCCAAGACGTGCTCTCCAAGCACCGAACCCGGGTCGGGCAGGAGTCGAAGACTGCTGAGTACCGGCTCGCCCACGGCCGTGGGGTCACCGCCGAGGAAATGCACCGGCTCCGGGAGGACATCGCCTGCTGTTCGGGCTGGCTCAAGGCGCTGGAGATCGCGCTCGACACCCTGCCGGAGGTGGTCAAGGCGGGGCGCGAACCTACGTGAAAGTGACGGCGGCCGAACTGGACGCCACGATCCGGGCATGGCTGTCCGCCGGGCACTCGGGCGATATCGTCCTGCACGTCATCGGGGGCCGGATCAAGTCCTGCGATTTCAAGGAACACTGGGAGGTGAGTTCTGGAGATCCTCCGCACACGTACGCGACCGCTTTTGTCGTCCAGAAATAATGTGCTAGGATTCTGGCCATGAACCGGCGCGGGTTCTTTCGTGTCTTCGGAGTGGGAGCGGCCACAGCCGCTCTGGCTCCTGCAGCTGCAGTATCAAGCGCGATCGAGCCTCCCACGGTGTACAGGGCGATCTTGGGGGCCCCGACCCTGCGAACCTTCACTGACCATCAGTTCTTGACTGCGGCCGATCTGAATCACAACTTCGAACTTCTCAGGAAGCAACTCAAAATGTAACGCACAGTTTCACGGCAAGCGGGTCACCTCGACACCACGAGCCCCCGGGTTTCACACCCCGGGGGCTTTTTCTTTGTCCGGGGGCCCCGCACGGTCGCCCACGGCTGGTCGACGCAGCCTGACATCGAGGAAAGGCTCGGATCTATGCGCGGTGCCGGCGCTTAACGGGCGGATCGAAGACGAGGAACCGACATGGCGGAAGAGACAGAGACGACGACCGAAGAGGGAGTCACCGAACCCGTCGTAGAGACGGAGGGGAAGACGCATCCCCTTGCTCCCGGAGGGGTTC